GCTCATGGGGGATAGCTACGCCTACGCATCCTCTGGCGCGGTCGTGGATCGCCGTGGTTATGTGGTGAGCCCCGATATGGATGCTGGTACCATCATCACTCGCATGATGGGCTTCTACCCGCAGGCAGCAGCGGCGCAGTATGATGTTATCCGTATCACCCAACGTGAGGCTGACTACCAAAAGCAGGTGACGGCTGCCTTCCGGCAGGCGTGGATCAAAGCCTCTCTGCGTGGTGATAGTGACCGGGCCAGTGAAATCATGGATGCGGTGCGCTCTTGGCACGATAGCAACCGGGGTACGGCACTGGATATCCAGCCCGGACGGTTCATGATGGGGAACGTCCGGGCACTGCGCGAAGCTCAACTCGCGGCTGGCGACCGCACGCTGCGCGCTTCGCCTCAGGCTGCCCAGGAGAGCATCCGCGATCTGATGGACGCCCTGACCGATTAGGTCAGGGTCTCCGCAGGGACACCACCTTGGGCATGGTGTCTAGGGCTGCGTTGGTAGCAGCGGTATCCACATCGCGCAGGATACCGTTGAGGCGTTGGTGCTTGAGGTTGATGGCCAGCACATACTGCTGACCGATCTTGATGGGCGAGTCCTTGCCGAGATACGCCTTCTCGGATGTGGGGGTTACATTCACCCCCTGGTCAGTGATGTCGCGCATCACCAAGCGGTAGTCTGACCCGCGCGAAGCCAGCCACTGCTTGAAGTGGCGACGATCCAGTGTGACCGTGCCGCTGTCGAAGGGGCCAGCTGTGGAACCCTTCGGGCCGTAGAGGTCGTAGCGTACGTGGACCTCACCACGGGGTAGGCGGCTCTCATCGACAAACGGCTTTGGATTGCCGTTGTGGATAACTAGCAGGGTCTGACCAGCGTGGACGTTGAGGTACTCGGAGACGAGATCGAAGGTGTCGAGGCTGTTGTCCATAACAACCTTACGCATCGCGCCGATCTGGGTCAGGACCGCCTTGATGCCCTTGGTGTAGTCGAACTGGATCAGCCCGAGCGAGGCAGCCATCTCACCAGCATAGTCAGCTAGGATGATGCCCTGCTCCCAGTAACGCTCGTTGCCGGTGAACTCACAACTATACTTCTGGAAGAACCGCGAACGGTGGTCAGCCATGGATGCACGGACGCCAGCCTCGCCCATGGCGACTAGCTGCTCCAGGAACTCATGACCGACCGTGCCGTAGTGGGTGGTGATGAAGTCGAAGATGCGTTTGCCTGCGTCCGTGCTGCGGGTGAACAGCGGGTGGGGATTGATCGTGATCTCCAGCAGGCGCGCCATCTGCGCGTCGGACTCCATCCCAGTGGCTGCCAGCATGGACGCCATCGAGCGGTTGGCCGAGGTGGTGACAACCGTAGCCCAGGTCTTGTGATCGCGTTCCTCAGCCGTGCGCGTCAGACGGGCTTTGTCCCGGCCCTGCGTGACCCAGTAGAGGAAGTCACCAATCTCCTTCGGCGGGAGCATGGTGGTCTCGTCGATAGTCACTGGTAGGTTGTTATAGAGACCCATGCGCGCGAACAGCGCGTTCTGGGTAAACTTGGCTGTGAAGTGCAGCTTGGTGGGGTCGCCCCATATGGACTGCTGCCACAGCTGGGCCAGGGTCTTACCCGCGCCCGTCTGCCCATAGAGGCTGATCGTCAGGCCCTTGAGGCCGGTGAACTGGTAGAGCGGTGCCGAGAACGACACACATAGTGCGAACATGTGGATCGGCATGGACGCCTTCTCCAGCAGCGCCGTGAACGCAGCCCACTCCTGGGTGCTGCCCATGGTGCCGAACATGGCGTCGGCGTTGCGCTGGATCGTGGAGGATGTGGTGGCGCTGTCGCGCACCACGGACCCGTTCTCGTCTTGCTTGATGATGGTGTCACCAACCAAGAACTGGGTGTTGCCCTCCTTCCACCCCATGGTGGAGTATAGGTTGGTTACGCTGCGAAGCTGGCGCAGCTCCTCCATGTAGGAGCGCAGCATCTGTTGGAACATCTCCGTCTGCCCTCTGTTAAAGAGGACGATACCTTGGTCGGCAATGACGCTGGCAAACTCACGAGACGCATGGTCAGGTAGGAAAGCCTGCCGGAAAGCCAGGGTCTGCCAACCCACATGCGGGCGCTTCCAGCGGTAGCGAACGGTCTCGTAGCCCAGGGACTCGTCCCTGCCGTAGCTGATGGGGTAGATGTCGAAGTTGCAGACATCCACATCAGTGCCATCAATGGTCCGCTTGATCTTGCCGTTCGACCGCTTGAAGGGCTTGGGCACCGGCACATCGCTCGCACCCTCGTCTGGTGCGTCAGGCGATATAGGTGTCTCCTGGTACTGGAGGCCGAGCCCAGCAGGGGATGAAATGCGGTCTTTGAGCGGGCACTTCTTGCAGCCCTCGGGGCGCAATTCCTCAAACTTCTTACAGGTAGTAGGCCCGGTCGCCTTGGCCCGCCACTGCGCTAACTTGGTGAGGGTCTTAGCCTCGTCGTAACCGGGGTGCTCCTTACTCCACAGCCGGGCTGTATCCTCAGGGTTCTCACAGAAGGCGGCTACGCCCAGGAGGGCGTACCACATGGGCTCTTCCACATCCCCCTGGTGCCCAGCGGCCCAGCTGATCTGAGCGCACTTTCGCTCGACCGTATCCGGGCTGGCCGGGGGGAACTCTTGCTTAACAGCCATGGCGTCCAGCACGGACGACCGAACTGGCTGCACAACGCGAGGCACTGGGTTGCCCAGGACAAGGCGCATATCCGCAACAGGCACATCTGGCGCAGCCAGCAGCACCCGCACTTGGTTTCCACCCTTGGGGTTGATCGTGCCTGGAACCCGCAGCACGCGCGCACTATCAGCGGGCACCGCCGGGTCGAACATGGCCCGGCCACTGGCGTCGCGTGGCATGATGGATTTGAGGCGGTCAGCCAGCGGCTGCCACTCCTCAGGCGTGAGGGCTTCGTCCAGGATCCAGTAGATATGCAGCCCGTTGCCAGACGCCACGATGGTGGGCTTGGGGAGCTTGTGCGCTGCAACGAAGTCACGCAGACCGATGAGGCCAGCCTTCCAGTCTGGGAACGGCTTGTCCGGGCCACAGTCGATGTCGAGGTAGAGCGCCTTGGTGAGCAGGACGTTCTTCTGCCTGCGGCTGGTCGTGTCCCGGAAGGACGACACAGCGTAATATACGTTGTCACCACGGGCGCTGAGCTTGAGCGCGGTGGAGGCCATGGTCTCCACATCGTCCACGAACCGCTGGCGAGGCTCGCTACCATCGTTGATGGTGATGATGGAGTAATAGCCCTGCGGCGGGAGAACCCGCCCAAGGAACGCTACCGTGTCCATGGTTCCCCTACCCTAAGTTTATGGTGGGTGGGGAAGAGCCTTCCCCACCCGAGTGTATTAACGCTCAGCCAGCAGAGCAAGCAGCTGTTCGTGCCGCTTCTTGGCGTTGAGCTTGGCAACATCTTCCGTGGGCCACTGATGCGTGTTCATGACCGCGATCAGGTTACGGATGACTTGCCGGGCAGCGTCGCCATTGGCCTTGTTGGTGGGCTTGCCTTTCAACCAGTTGTAGTAGGTCATCCGGCTAACCCCCATCAGTTGGGCCATCTGCCCTGTCGTCAGCAACATGTGCTGACGAAGGGCTTCGACCTTGTTGAAGTCGATGGCTTTAGGCGTCATCAGCCCCGACCTCATCGAGCAGGCCAGCGATCTCATCGGCCAGCGACGCGGCCACCGCAGGAGCCGCCACAGTGGCAGCCTTCGGCGCAACCTTCGGGGCCGGGGCCGCCGCAGGCGCGGCGGGCGCAGCCTTAGCCGTGCCAAACCCACGCTTCGGAGCAGCCGCCGGGGCCGGAGCCGGGGCCTCATCCTCTTCCACGGGCGGCGGCGCAACCGCCTTCACAGGAGCCTGACGCGGAGCCGGGGCAGGCGGCGTAGCAGCGACCGGCGACTTCTCACCCGTGATCTCCATCACTTGCAGAGACCCGGCCAGCCGGTCAACCACACCCATGGTATCTTCATCGAGGAAGCCACCAAAGCCGAAGGTCAGCTTGGGGAAGGACGCATCGGTGTCGAAGCCGATGCGCGTGCGGACGATCTCGGGCGCGATGCCACGAACCGACAGCTCCTTCTGATAGGCGTTCAGCCCACGCAGCGCAGCAGGCGTGACCTCCAGCAGATAGACCGGGCCAGACGCATCGTCAGCGGCCACCACGGCGAGACGCTTCTTGTCGGAGCACGCCTTCAGCTGCTGCCCGTTCGGCGCGATCTTGGAGCCCCAGGCGTTCCACTGGCAGGACGCGCACAGGTCGTTCTGCGGCTTGGCGCTCTCCGGATGCGGGCCGACACCATCAAGCGAGTAGCAGTCCGGAGCCGAAGGCTCGGCGTCCTTGCTCCACTCCTTGGCGTACCACGTCTTGGACAGGCGCGGATTGGCACCCACCACGACCACATCGAGCGTGGTCTGGTTCAGCACGGTCTCCGTGCCATCCTCGACGATGCGGAAGCGCGCACCCTTCAGCGAGATACGCGGGAAGTCGGACCCGGCAGTGATGCCACCGGCCATGGCCTGGGCCAGCGCGGACGGCTGACCAACGCGCGCCGCAAGGTGCGCCGGGATCTTGATGTTAGCAGGAACGATGTTGCTCACAGTTCTCTCCTTGGGTTGATAGGCTTACGGGCTCCGCGTGAACGCAGCATACCCGGTGTTAGTAGAGGGCGGGACGCCCATAGCAGTCCGAGCCCGCATGGTGGCGATCTGCTCACCAATCTCGATAACATCCTTAACGTAGGTGACGGTGGGCTCCATCATACGCATCGAGTCCGCACCGCCCACAAGCAGGTAGCCGTTGGAGATCGACCACACCGTCATCATCGGCGCACCTGAGGTAAGGTAGTCACTCAGCTTGGGTGCGCTGATAAGGCTCCCCTTGATCCTATCTTGGGGATCTTCCCTCAGCAGCTTCACAAGGCGCTTCCGCAGCCACTCTCTGAGCATCTCAATCCTCCAGCTTGGCGGTTGGCTTGCGGACGTTGACCTCGATCTTGGTGCCGTAGTTCACACCGACGGGGACCGCGCCTCGCGACTCGATGTAGCCGCGCACTGCCATCTTACTCACGCGACGCTCCAGCATGTCGAAGGCGTCGTTGGCCCGGATGAAACCAAGCACCGCATCCCAGTCAGCCACGTTTGCGTAGTCGGTCGTGGTGACGAAGGCCGTGCCGCTCTTCGTCTTGAAGGAGGTCACGTTCTGCGCGTTAGCCTGGGTCAGCAACCACGCCTCCAGCTTGGTCATCTTCTCCTTGATGACCTGCACCTCAGCCTTGGCTGCGTTCTCCACGGCTTCCTTCTGGTGGCGCAGCTTCAAGTACGCTGACACCACCTGCTCCACATTGGGCTCTGGCATTTGTTCACCTCGTTTGTTGTTGGATGAGGTCGAGCAGCAGCCCTTGCAGCTTCTGCTTCCCCTTCAGCCGGTCGTAGATCTTTGCTTCGAGGTCTGTCGCCTCGATGTGGATTACGTTGGACACATGGCGCTTGCCGATGCGCTCAACGCGACCGTTCGCCTGCACGTACTGCTCGTTGCTGGTGATCGGGCCGTACCAGATTACAGTGCTTGCCGACGTAAGTGTCAAGCCGTGTGCCATCGTCGCAGGGTGCGCGATCAGCACGCGAGGATCCTTATCATCCTGGAAACTACGGAAGATCTCATTGCGCTCGGACGCACTGACAGCCCCGTTCACCACAGCGACGGACCACTTCTTGCTAAGCTCACGCTCCAGCATGTTGAGCGTGCCGGTAAGCGGGACGAAGATGATGACCTTCTGCCCAGCCTCCTCGATGATGTCCGACACGAGGTTCACACGCGGCGAGCAGTCAAGCTCTACGTTGTTACCATCATCGTCGTAGGCCACGCCGCAAGCAATCTGCACCAGCTTCTGCATCTTCACGGCTTCGTTGACCGCCGTGATCGCAGTCTCACCGTCCTGCACCTCGGAGATGAGGTGGCGCATCATGCGGTCGTAGTGCTTGCGCTGTTCTATCGTCAGCTCCACGCGACGGCTCTGCACGATAGTGTCGGGCAGGTCGAAGCACTCATCGCGCGTGTATCGCACGGATGGCTGTAGGATGTGCTGGACTGTCTCGATAGCCGTGGTGCGTGGCAGCCATTTATACTGGCCGCTCTTTATCATTACCTGATCCCTGAACGCTGTGTAGGTCGATGTGCAGAACGGGCTATCCACCAACTTGGCCAGCGCCCAGGCATCGGTAGGCTCGTTGGGTGTAGGCGTGCCAGTCATCAGCCACAGTCGTGTGTCTGGGTTACGCCCCATCCACCTCTTCATCGCCTTGAAGCGGCGAGTACCTGGGTTACGCAGCACCGCTGCCTCATCGAAGATGATGAGGTCGAACATACCCACCGCTTCCTCAGAGATGATCTCAAAGCCGTCTGGGTTGATGATGTAGAAGTCTGCCTCGGTAGCCAGCAGCTTCTTCCGCTTCTCGGCAGTGCCATGGAGAACCACAGCCCTGCGGTTCACGAAGTTCATGAAGATGGCGTCACCCCACACCCGCTCCAGCGTGGAGAGCGGAGAGATGATGAGCACCTTCGACACCTTGCGAGTGCGGATGAGGTAGTCAGCCGCCCATAGCGCACTTACAGACTTGCCGGTGCCAATCTCGTTGAGCACCAGGGCCTTCTTGTGGAGCGTCAAGAACGCTGCCGTCTGGCGCTGGTGGTCGTAGGGCTTAAAGCGCCCAGGCCAGTCGTAGTAGTGAAGGATGGGGGAAGGGGCGTTGAAGCCTAGGTTCCTGAGAACCTGGGTCTCATCCAGCCGGTGGGGTAACACCAGCACATCAGGCCGCAGCATCCGGGCCGTAGGGACAGACTCCAGGACGCGCGACGGGTTATTTAGCTTTAGGGCTAGGGCTTTTGCCTGCTCCACTACTAACACCTAACACCTCCGCGATATACACTCTTGCTTCTTCGAGTGTGGTTTCGTCAAACACGACGAAACACTTACCACCCGATGCTTCTATCTTCTGCATACACTGGACCTGGAGCTTTGTGGGCTTCTTGGTCCGGTCAGCCTTCACTTCAATACCGACGAACTGCCCATCTACACAGGCGATCCTATCGGGAATACCAGCTCGACCGTATGGCCCAGCCTGGGGTGAAAAGAACCACACCCCAAACTGAGTAAGCATCCGATCAACCCTGGCTTTGATCTTACCTTCTGGCGTGCTCATGTCAAGTCATGCGTGTTTACAAAAGTGGTTGCAAGGGCAAAAACGGCAGAGCCCGCTCGGCTTGGCAGGCCACACATCCGTCTCAGCGGACTGCTCGATCCGGTGGATGCGCCCCAGCAGGCTGGCCCACATGGCCGGGGCCTGCTCGCGCTTGTAGGTCTCCCGGTCGAAGGCCAGATCCTTGGTCCAAATGAAACCCGTGGAGACCTCCTCCACATCCTCATAATGCGAGAACACCTGGAGGGCGAACAGCTCCAGCTGGGTGAAGTCGGGTCTGCGCTTCCCGGTTTTCCAGTCCAGCACCACTGCCTTGCGGCCCTGCACCACCAGCACATCGAGGATGGACCGTAGCCACGCATCTTTGGCGAACCAAGAGGTGGGCTTCAGCTCCTGGGTAAGCGTCAGTTGCTGCTCGGTCATCAGCGTGCCGCCCGCTGCCAGGGCCTCGATGCTCTTGATGATGGGCTCCAGGGTGGCGATGTCAGCAATCTCGCCTGGGCTGTGCGTGCCCTTGAGCCGCTCCTCGATGTACTTGTGGATGCGCTCGCCGTGCTGGCTGGCTTCACCGCCCTGGTCAGTGACCGTCTTGGCGATACGTTGGTGGTAATATCTAAAGGGGCAGTTCTCATACATCTTGATGGATGAGAACGAGTGGGAAAGAGATGTTGTCATCCCTCAATCCTCCTCGGTCAGCGTGTTCATGTCCAGCACATAGACACCGGCTTCTGTAAACATCTGCTTGGCTACGTCGAACTCCTCCTGGGGCATACTCGTGGTGCCCTTACCTACATAGACCACCTCGATGCCTGCCTGGATCAGACTGCGCGCACAGCGGCTACACGGGTAGTGCGTGACGTAGGCATAGCCACCACGGAGCGACGAGCCGACACGGGCGGCCAGGGCCACAGCGTTTTCCTCAGCGTGCGCGGTCCAGAGATACTTGGCCGGGCGCTCCATGCGCTCAGGCAGATCAGCCACCCCCTGGGGGATGCCGTTGTAGCCCGAAGCCACCACCACCTTGTCCTTGGAGGTGACGATGCAGCCCACCTTGGTGGTGGGGTCTTTGGACCGGGACGCCGCCTTGTGCGCCATGTCCATGAAGTACTTATGCCAAGTGCTCACTTCGCGTCTCCGTAGGTCTTGCCGATATCTGCTTCACAAGCGACGGGCAGCCCTGCTGCCCAGGCGGGTGGCGTGGACATCACGCCCATCACGAACGCCTTGGCTTCCTCGGCTTCATCCTCGTCGCACATAATGACGACTTCATCGTGCACCTGGAGCACGACCTTATACCGCTTGCTGATCTCCACCATCTGGTCGGTGACGACGATGCGAGCGACTGCCTGCACGATGTTTTCGACAACCTTGCCGCCATAGATGCGGGTCATCTTGTCGGGGTCCACAGGCTCGTTCATCACGCGCGCCCGCAGTGCCTCACGGTACTGGCGCTGGTCGCTGGCATAGACGAAGCCACCCACACCAGTGGCAGACTGACTGACCTGGAGCGCCGGGTAGCGGATGTGCAGCCCATTAGGCAGGCGGATACCTTCGCGGCTCGTCACCAGCGAGGGCAGTACGTTGGGTGCGATGGCGAACTCCAACCCACCCTCGATGTGCTTGAGCGCAACAGCACAGCGGTTCCACAGCGACGAGATGGCGTGGTTCTTCTCACGATAGAGACGCACGATGCGCTGTGCCTCGTTCGCGTCGATCACCACCTTGATCCCGCCTAGACCAAGCGCGAGCGCGTCGCGGAACTTCGTCGCACCCATGCCGTAGCCTAGGCCGAGGATGCAGGTCTTACCGACGAAGCGTTCCAGCTTGTCGCTCTTGCTCACCTTGCGCTGGTAAACGTCACTGGCAAACTCGCTATAGACATCACGCCCCTCAGCGAAGGCAGCGAGTAGATCGTTCTGCCCTGCCAGCCACGCCACCACACGAGCTTCGATCTGCGACGAGTCACACGCCACCAGCACCTTGCCATCGGGCACACACAAGGAACGCCGCAGGGCACCACCGCGCGGTAGGTTCTGGAGGTTCATCTTGTCGCCGCCACTCAGGCGACCAGTGTGGGCACCGTAGTAGTTGAGCATGATGGGCAGCGGCCCACGAGATGCGACACCCAGCAGAGAGCGCGTGCGGCTCTCCTCGATGGTGGACTTCACACCAAGGCGCGCAGCGACAGCCACGGCAATGCATTCGTCAGGATGCTCCACGAGGCTGGTGAACTCTGCATCTGTCTTACTGAAGGCGTAGGCGGTCTTGCCCGTGGTCTTGCTGATCTTGACCGGAGGCTCCAGGCCACACGAGCGTAGGTATTCCGCGAACTTCTCGTTCGACATCAGCAGGGACTTGGTGTCTCCGCTGGTGCCACCCTGGTTGAAGGACTCCAGCAGCTTCTGCTTGCGCGTCACCACTTCATCGAGGTGCTGGTTCAGCAGCTCGGTATCCAGAACGATGGAGGGTTCTGTGTACATACGCAGGATAGTGTCGATGAGCTGGATTTCCTGTGAGGGAAACCCCTTGGCCAGCCTGCGGAACAGCGCGTAGGTGAGGTCAACATCCTTCACGCAATACTCAGCGTAGCGCGCCATAGCTTCAGGCGTGAAGTCGGCACGTCGCTTACCGAGAGCGTTGATTACCTCGTCGCCCTTCTCACCAAGGTTGTAGTGAGAAGCCAGGGCCTTGAGCGACACACCAATGGTGCTGCCGTGGAGAGGGCGAGCCATCGACAACGTATCCAGCCACAGCTTCGGGCGGATGCCGTAGTGCCAGGACAGGATAGCACCGTCGAACGCGGTGTTGTGGCAGAGGATCGCCTTGTCCTTGTAGTTGAGCTGGCGCAGGAACTTCCCCGGATCAGATCCGCTGTACCAGTCAGTCGGGAAGTTGTTCACCTTGATGGCGACACCGACCACCTCAAAGCGCGGGTCTCGCACATAGGCTTCGGTCGTCATCTTCGACAGCGAGTACTCGCGGTCGTAGTAGGTCTCCAGGTCGATGGTGACGATATCCATCACTTGGTCCTCACGCCGATCCGCACGCACGCTTTGAACGCCGTGAACTTGGCGCTGATGTAGGGGTCGTTGTTGACCAACCAGATCAGGAACTCCCGCAACTCGGGCGGGAACTCGCGGTTGAGAACACTTGTGGCGATGTCTCGCTGGTCGGCTAGCCGGTGCCAGTCAGCCTCAAATGCGCTGGTTGCCGTGTTCGGAGTGGTAATAGTGTAGGTGTCAGTCGTAATATCGTAAGCGGTCTTTGGCATTTAGTTCACCTCTTCAGCTTTTCTCTGAGCCGTTTGATATTTCGGAGCGTGCCTCGGCGCTCTCCGTCTTTAAGGCTGCCGTGGTTGCCCGCGATGATGATGCGCGGGTGGCCGATCACACGGACGAAGTAGTGGTCCTTGCTCTTCTCAACCGTATAGGACACACCGAGATCGTCCAGTGCTTTTCGTACATCAGGGTCGATCTTCATTGCCCCCTCCTGGCCTATCGTCCTTACCGATCCCACGTAGCTCGTAGCTGAGTAGGAACAGCACACAACACCCAGCGTGCGCTAGGTGTGAGATGCCAGTCTCTGGGTCAGTGTGCTCACCACGCCACCACGCCCACATGTGGCGCATCAGTGCGGAGAACGGGCGGCTCCACACCATGCCCTTCTCCCAGTTGCGTGGAGCATACTTACGAGAACCGAAGTCCAGCACGCGGAGGACTTCCTCCACTGCATCGGACGGCAGTAGGTGATAGGGCAGCTTGCCCGCATCATCCTTCCTCCCTTCGCTCATCGCTCTCCCTCTCCTTCGCCTGCTTGGCTGACGCTTTCAGCACATCTTGCATCCACAACATACGCTCTGCTGCGGCGTACACCTTCGACATACGTAGCCCCAGGATGTTGCACGCCGCCATGAGGTGCGGCGTGTAGGGCAGGAACTTACCAGTCTCCCAATTTGATAAGGTCTGTGGAGATGTACCTATGTCGTAAGCAAGGCTCTCGGCTTTGATGCCCTTCTGCTTGCGGGCAACACGAAGAACCGTGCCGAGTGCCTTGGCTAGACGAATAGACTCCTCATCCTGCTTAGCCCTGGGCATCACGGTTTCTCTTGAGCACGGCGCGGAAGTCACCGGCTGACATACCTTCCATTTCCAGCACCATGACAGCGGTGTGGAGGGCTTGGTAAAGCTCAGCCGCCTGCCGCTTCGCTTCCACTACAGCCTTGAGCTGGAACACACTGGGCGATGTTTCCACCAGGAAGTTTTCACCAGGGATGCTACGACCAGTGCCCCTGGTGACATGCGCGCTGCGCTCGGCGGCGGCGTTGTTTTGCTCAGTCATGTCCCGTCTCCCTCGCACCAAGTCTCTGCTTCCAGACTGCACGCACACCTATCGGGGCTGCGGCATGGCTGGCCGGTCTGGTCGCACTTCTGCTCGTATTGCATCACTCGCAGCAGTCCTGCACGCAGCCGGTCGATTTCAGCCACCAGCTTATGCACATCACTGTCTGCAATGGTCCGACCATTAGCAAGACGACCGCGCACGATCTCTAATGTGGTCAGCTTGTCACTCATGTCCCGTCTCCTTGAGTGCAACGCGTGCGAGACCGTGCATCCGTTCCGCCATATCAGTTGCGTGGAGAGTTGGGCCTGTCATTACACCTGCGATCTTAGTCAGTGCCTCCCGCAGCCGGTCCCGCTCGGCCAGCAGCCGTTCGATCTCGTCGGCGGCTTCGTTCATCGTATCGCCCCATCGCGGCGAGCCTTTGGACGGATCACGCAACCGCTCCACGATGTCAGTCATCACCAGATCCCCAGCATGATGCCGCTGCCATGCACGATACCAACGGGGAAGAACACCAATCCGATGATGAGCATCGCCGCCCAGTTGGTCGCAACACAGACCCACAGATGCACGACCATGGCGACCACGCACCACATGAAAAACACACCACCAAACAGACCGTTCATGTCCCATCTCCCAACGCTTCGCGGGCCTTGGCTGCCATCCTACAGACAGTCGCGTTGGCCCGTCCTGTTTCCATCAAGGCGATCTCGCGGAGGGCAGCACGCAGCTTGTTGCATGTCGCCCATATGAGCAGGTTGTTATCCAACAACCCATCAGCCTCGCGATACAGCCGCTCCAACTCGTCGGCAGCATCCGCTGCCGCCGACAAGTCGCTGTGTTCGCTGCGAGCTAGAGCCCGCAGCGTGTCCACAAGGTGGCTCATACACCGGCCTTCTTACGGGCCTCGTTCAGAGCAACCAGCTTACGCCCACGCTCCTGAGCCGCAGCAAGGGTCTCCTCGGAGCGGTAGTGGTGGTGCTTCTTCTTCCACTTGGGCTGGCGACCGGGCGGAAGCAGCCCCTCCCTCACAGCCCTGGCACGCCAGCCACAGAGCGTGCCAGTGGGGATACCCAGCTCCTCAGCAGCCTCCCTGACCGACACACCCTTACGCATCAGGGTGAGGAACTGCTCCCAGTTTGTCGGGGTGTTGTGCGTAGTCGGCAAGATGTTGTGCGTAGGCGGTGGGGTATAGACATC